CCGCCGAGCATCTCCAGATTATCGACGACCACCTCGGTCGTGTATCGCTTCTGACCGCTCTGATCCTCCCAGGATCGAGTCTGCAATTTGCCCTCGATGTATATCTTGTTTCCCTTCTTGAGATACTGACCGGCGATCTCGGCGAGCTTGCGCCAGAGGACGAGCCGATGCCATTCGGCCCGCTCCTGACGCTCGCCGTCCTTATTCGTCCACGACTCGCTCGTCGCGAGGCTGAAGTTCGCGACTTGCACACCGCTCGGGGTCGTCTTGACCTCGGGATCATCCCCGAGGTTGCCGACCAAAATGACTTTGTTGACCGTGCCTTTTGCCATCAGTTAGCCTCCTGTACGATGTCGCCATTAATTGCCTCTGCCGCATCGCGGGCAACTTTATTTTCCCATTTCATGAGCAAATGCTCGCGAAATTTTACCAACTGATGCGCCGACGCTTTGTTCAAATCGACAACCCCGAGGTGCTTTTTTCTGGAATTGTTCCGCTCAAATTCATTTCGGTCGAGAATTTTCTCGCCTTTTTCAATCGCTGATATGATTGCGTTTCGATCTCTGTCGGTGTTGGGATCTTTCTTCGGCGGCGGCGGTGATTCCTGTTGGCGTTGCTGAGTGTTCCCATTGCCCGAGGACGCATTGCCATCGTCGTCGTCTTGTATCACCCCGACGATCGCCGCGAGGGCATACCGCCGCATATAGCTGATGGATGACCCGAGGGCTTGATTGAGGTTGACCCCCTTGTTTGCGCCGTCGGTGCCGATGGTCAACTGCCCGCGGATCCACTCGCCCGAAGAGTGCGCCAGGGTCGTGACCAGATATTGACCGCCCTCGTCCCGCTCGGTCGTCTGAATCACCGCAAGCTCATTCGCGGCGAGCGGCTCGCGGGCGGCATTCCAGATGCTTGCGAGGTCGGCGTATTTGTTTTTGAGGTGAGGATTCTTGCTGTCTTTGAGGGCGGCATTGAGCGACCCTTGAGCCTTCGCCAGTGCGGCGGCGAGTGCGCCGATCGTCTCGGATTGATTAGCCATTGCGGTATCTCCAGTTGAATTCGTCGAGTTGCATGTAAAGAGAATGCGCGTCGATAAACGTCCGACGCTTGTAATTGCCTTTGCCGTGCGCCAGAACAGACTCGCATCGCCAAGTCATCTGCATCTGCTCCCATCGATCATCCGATATGTGGCCAACGGGATCGCTGTATGTATGCGTGACCTGGGTGGCATTGCCGTCGATGGTCGCGGTGTATGTGTCGGCGATCATCGGATCACCTCGGCGAGCAGGGCGGGCAATATGCGGGCGGTGAGATATGCGCCAGAGATGAGGATCGCGGCCCACGCGATTTGATTGCCTCGATCGGGGCGGGTGCATCGAATCGGGCGCGGGCGCGGGCGCGGCTTGAGCGGTCGGGTGAGAGTCATCGGATCACCTCCCGGCGACGGGGGCGATACGCGATGCGGATGATTGCCGCCTCGATCGACGGCTTAACGCTTTCGGGCGTGGAGGGGTGCGACAGTTTTGCGCGGAGGGTTTCGATCTGCTCGTCGCGATTTGGTACGGATGTTTCCACGGTCGTGGAATTATTCCGCTTGTTCGCGAGAGGGTGATTAACTATATTTAACGGCATAAAGAAAGCTCCTGTCTGTCAGAGGGTGGGATTTTCTTTCTCGGCTCGCTGAATGTTCGTGCATTCAGCGGGCTTTTTTTATGCCCGCATCTCGGGCATGTTTTAATTTATGGAACTCTCAACAAAAGATCAAGAGAAATCGCTCAGTAAATGAGTCTGGCTGAACGATTTACGTCATTTTGCGAATTCCCTTAAGTGGATTTATAACCTGTTGTAATTTGGGCACTTTGCTGCTCACTTGAGCACATTGTCGTCGGTCGCATTGGATTCAGCGGATGCGCGACTCGCCCTCCTTGCGGTCGGCGGGGCAATCGAATCTCGGCGTAATTCATCGATCACCGGGTCCCACCACCAGGATTTTATTTTCGGTATATCGATTATGGACATCTCGTTGATCGATTGCTCCCATTCATACGCGACGAAATTATCGCCGAATCGCGGATCGTCCGTGGGGCTTGTCTCGATCGTGCGCCAGTACGTATGCAGGATACGCGAGTCGTTTGGCGCAATACCGTGCGGCGTATACCACGAGGCGGCGGTCAGGACTGTCGTGTATTGTTTGGGCTGTTGCATTTCGTTGAGGGCGCACATCTGATCCCATCCGACCGAGGGTTGCCCGAGTTTCCCATATCGTGCGCCCGAGCAAGTAAACTCGGGAGAGATATATCGGCGGCATTTGTCGCGCATTTCTGGCGTGTGCAAATATTTGCCGATTGATCCGAGACACAAATCGATGCGGTGATCGCCCGTTGCGATAAGCGAGTCGACTTCGACGGGCGCCCGCAAAATTTGGTCAAATGAGAGCTGGGTGCGGTGGGCGACGGCGTCAAGGATTCTCTTATTGACGCTCGCCGTGCGACCACGGGCGAGGTTGCCGAGGGCGGTCGGTGTGATGCCGACCTCGCGGGCGAGTTGGCACTCGGTGATGCGGTTGAGCGCGAGCCACTGGGCGAGTCCTGTCGGGTAATTATCTGCCACAATATACCTCCTCGCTTGCATTTTTCTGCTCTGTCCTCCTGATAATTTATTAAACCGAAAAATCGAAAACAAGCGAAAAGCGACGTATGGATTCCACCATCGTGGAAACTTTGTCGCTTTTGCCGTCTGCCGCCTTGTATTTGTATCGCGACGCGAGAATATTTAACTCCGAGCGACCGACCTCACCCTCTGGCGCATTCGGAATTGTCGGGACGCTCGGCCTGTCAGAGGGCATAGCGGTCTGTTGCGCGTGGGTGGGCAACGGACCGCTTTTTTTGTTTGGAGACGCAGAGATGACAAAGGGCGTGACGATCATACGGATTCCGCAAAGGCAAGCCAGTCACTCGCGAGAGGATGCCGCGCCGATCGCCACGCCAGGGTCGCGCCGTCAACGTCGCAAAGCCGAGCGCGAGATGCAAAAGGCGCAGAGGTCGCGGTGAAGATACGCGACGACATACCCAATTTTACCTGGGCCGAAGTCCTGGCGGGCTTTGAACCAGACGAGCGGTTTTATACCCATATGTCGTTGCTCCAGACTTTGCGGGATTGGTGGCAAGCACCGATTGCGATCAATTCGGGTTTTCGCTCGGCGAAACACAACGAGGCAATCGGCGGTGCCGAGCAATCTCAGCATATGGTGTTCGCGACCGACATCTCGCCAAACCTTAATAGCAACCGGGTCGGATTGATACCGCCGCCCGACCGGCAACGCGAGGCGATCGAGATGGTCGCCGCCAAATGCGACGCGCTCGGATTCGACGGAATCGGATTGTATGACTCGTTTATCCATCTCGACTTGCGAGGTGGCGTTGCGCGATGGGACAACAGGACCGCGAGTTAAAAGATGCAATATCGCTTGAGGCGTGGCTCGTCGATGAGATTTGCCGCCTCAATGCCGAGGTGGACAAAAAGCGGGATATGCTCGGCCGAGTAATCGAGCGCAAACAGGAACTGATCGATGCCAATTCGAAAAAATAAACGCGGATATTATTGGGGATCTCGCGGCCCATATAAGACCAAACGCAAAGCCCGCTCGGTCGCTCGGGCGGCTCGGGCGAGAGGATACCGCCGCAAATGATTCCGGTCACCTGTGACCCCGAGGGCAAGCTCGACAGGGTTTCGCTCGATGAGATCGAGGAATTCCAAGGCGGCTTGAAATCCCTCGGCAAGACCGAATACAGCAAGCTCAAGCAGAGTATCACCGAGAAGGGGTTTGTCGTGCCGTGCTTCGCATGGCGCAATGGTTCGGGCAAGTGGAAACTGCTCGACGGGCATCAGAGGGTGCGGGTAATACGCACCGAGGGATGGACGATTGAGGGCGGCATCCCAGTCGTTGAGATCGTCGCCGATAACGAGCGAGATGCGAAGGAGAAGCTCCTCGCCATCGTCTCGCGATATGGGCGCGTCGAGGGGCAGGGGTTATACGAATTCCTCGACGGCACCGGGATCGATCTGGAGGAATGGACCGTTCCCGATCTGCCCGACCTCGATCTCGATTCCTGGCTCGATGAGTTTATTCGCTTGGATGCGGAATTGCCGCCGCTCGACGGCGAAGAGCCAGAAATACAGCAATGGACATTTGCATTACATAAGGACCAAATGGGACAAGTGCGGGATGCAATAGATATGTCAAAGAAGCTCGGCGATTTCGTGGACACCGGGAACGAAAACGAAAACGGGAACGCCCTCGCTCGGATTTGCGAGCTTTTCGTGGGGTCGCATGGGTGAGGCGCAAAAAGTCGTTATAAAACCGATTCCGACGAAAGCGGCGGCGGCATGTATTCGCCGATTGCATTATTCGGGCAATGTTGTAAACAATAGTCAATTGAGCTTTGGCGCGTTTTTTAACGGGCGCATAGAGGGCGCAATGCAATTCGGGCCTCCACTTGACAAGCGGAAGATGCTTGGCCTTGTGCGCGGGACTGAATGGTCGCAAATGCTTGAGTTAAATCGAATGGCATTCAGTGAGAATTTGCCGCGAAATAGTGAGTCTCGGTCACTTGGGTACGTGTTTCGGATTATTAAAAAGAATTACCCACAGATCAAGTGGATCGTCTCATTCGCAGACGCGACTCAGTGCGGGGATGGCACCATATATAGAGCGTCGGGGTTTCTTCTGACGGGGATAAAAAAGTCATTAAATTTGGCGAGATTTCCCAACGGGGAAATCGTGCATAAAATGACTTTTGAGGATCGTTCAAAAACGAAAGCAAAAGATATACTTAACGGGAAAAGTTACTTTGATGTTACTGGCGGGCAATATAATTGGAGAGGTTTCTGCGACAAAGTTGGAGCGGTGCAACTCCCTGGCTTTCAAATCCGATATATCAAGTTTTTAAATCCAGAATGTCAAAATGATTTGACCGTCCCGATTATTCCGTTTGAGAAAATAAAAGAGATCGGGGCAAGCATGTATCGAGGAAACAAACGCGCAGAAGGTGTTGAAAGCGACACGCCCACTTTCCAAGTGGGAGAGGGCGGTGCAAGTCCGACCTCTGCGCTCCAGACTTCAGTGCGAGCGGCTTAAAGGCACTCGTTATAATGATTTAACACAGGCGGTGCTTTATGCCGCGTAAGAAGATCGAGATTGATGCAGAGCAGGTCCGAGGGTTGGCTCGGCTCGGCTGTACCTGGGATGAAATCGCGGGGGTGCTTGGCATTGCCCGCACGACGCTCGCGGTGAGGATGCGCGAGAAAAAGTATCGCGACGCATACGAGCAGGGGGTCGCCGAGGGTGACGTTTCCCTGCGGCGGGCGCAATACGACTCGGCGATGAAGGGCAAGACGGGGATGCTCGTCTGGTTGGGCAAGAATCGCTTAAACCAGACCGATCGGGTCGAAACGCACAACGAGACGACGATACATGACGGTGGCAATGCCCTCGACAAGCTCAGTAGCGCAATCGATCGCCTCTCTGCCAGAAGCGGATCGGGCGACGGTTCTGCGGGTTCTGACACCGGCCGAGGCTGAAGAGGTATATAATGATTGGCGGTTTTGGGCGCGTCCCGATCAGTTGGCACCTCCCGGCGAGTGGCGGGTTTGGCTTATCCTCGCAGGTCGCGGATTCGGCAAGACCCGATGCGGTGCCGAGTGGGTCTTGCAACAGGTTCGGCAGGGTCGCAAGCGGATCGCCTTGGTCGGCGAAACCAAAGCCGATGTGCGGGACGTTATGGTCGAGGGCGAGTCGGGCATCCTCGCCGTATCGGGCCAGGATCGGCCCTTATACGAGCCGAGCAAGCGGCGACTCACTTGGGCCAATGGCGCGGTCGCGACCTGTTATTCGGGCGACGAACCCGACCAGTTGCGCGGTCCGCAACACGATGCGGCATGGCTCGATGAGCTTGCGAAATACAGATATGCAGAGGACACGTGGAGTAATCTCGATTTGGGCTTGAGACTCGGAGAATCGCCCCAGGCGGTCGTCACGACGACACCGCGCCCGGTGGCAATAATACGCGAGCTTGTCGATGATCGGCTTGTACAGACGACCAGGGGCAGCACATACGCGAACCTCCCGAATCTGGCCGAGTCATTTGCTCAACGGATCATCGCCCGATACGAAGGGACGCGACTCGGCCGGCAAGAATTACACGCTGAGATACTGGACGATGTGCCGGGTGCGCTTTGGCAACGGGCGCACATTGACGACGCCCGCCGTGCTTCACCTCCTCAGTGCGAGCGGGTTGTCGTCGGCATCGATCCCGCCGTCACATCGGGCGAGGATGCAGACGAGACAGGCATCGTCGTCTGCGGCAAGCTCGGCGACGAGGCGTATGTGATCGAGGATATATCGGGGCATTACACGCCGCAAGAATGGGCGGGCGAGGCATTGAAAGCGTATTACCGGCACAACGCCGACCGCATCGTCGCCGAGATCAACCAGGGCGGCGACATGGTCGAGCATACGATCCGCACGATCGACCGTAATGCCTCGTATAAGGGCGTTCGTGCGGCAAGGGGTAAGATGACCCGCGCCGAGCCGATCGCCGCCTTATACGAGCAGGGGCGCGTCCACCATTGCGGGATGTTTGCGGCCCTTGAGGATCAACTTTGCACATATACGCCAGACACAAAAGACTCGCCCGATCGCCTCGATGCGGCTGTATGGGCACTGACCGACCTGATGTTGGGCGCAAACGAGGGCGGCATGACGAGAATACGAGGGATATAAATGCCAGTTGAGACGACCGCGCCCGAATACGAAGCGATCGCGCCCGCGTGGCAGAAATGCCGGGACGCATACGAGGGGCAAGAGGCGATTATCGCCCGCGGTGCGGATTATGTGACGCCGCTCGATACGCAGACCCCGAGCGAGTACGTCA